CTCACAGGAAAGACGATTACACTGGAGGTCGATTCTTCAGACTCTATCGATAACGTGAAGACAAAGATTCAAGACAAAGAGGGGATCCCTCCGGATCAGCAGCGGTTGATTTTCGCAGGAAAGCAGCTTGAGGACGGACGGACGTTATCGGACTACAACATTCAGAAGGAATCCACGATCCATCTCGTGTTAAGGCTAAGGGGCGGAAACTAGAAAAAGATGAAGACCACTACCGACATTGTTCATCAGAACCTCGGGTTGGTTCACAAGCTTTCCTACAGATACCAAAGGAATGGTATTTCTAGAAAGGATCTCGTTCAAGAGGGGACTCTCGGGTTACACAGGGCGATTGTCAAGTATGATCCGGCCAAGGGGACCAAACTTTCCACCTACGCCTACCCGTGGATAAGGTCTTACATGTCCAGGTACGTGAAGAAAACGATGAATGCAATGGATTACCTTCCGGTTGCCGAAGTGTGTCACGTGGACGTCGAGGAAGAAGACTTGGGATACCTTATGGAATGTCTCAGTTACAACGAGATGGAAGTTATCACTCAGTTGTATTTCAACAAGACGAGTTTGAAGGATGTTTCCACGATGTTGGGTCTATCAAAGATACAGGTCAAACGATTTGAGGCACGTGCCCTAGATAAGATGCGTCAACGTGCTCTCAAATGATTGTTTTTCAATAATAGAAATGGAAATGTACGATTTGAATTCCGGTGGAGGTGGTGGGACACCTCTGAGCTACAACCCAAGTGTTCCTGACAACGGCGCGGGAACGGGACTGAATGTTCCCAAGCCGGCGAAAAATAGTGAAAGGGATACTGGATACGAGGCACAAAGGACTGCTTTTGAGCGAAAAAATAATGACATGCAACAACAAGAAAACCCGATGCAGATGAGTAGTATGGCATTCTCCACGCCGATTTCGGATCTCGATTATGACGAGCCCGCAAACGGACCTCAAGGTCCTGGGAGTAGCGATGCGTTTACGGTGATTCCTCCTCAGGCTTCGATGGCACCCCATGAAATGCTGATGGCTCAGCCTCAGGCACCTCAGGTTCCTCAGCCTCAGGTCACCGCTCCTCCCCCGACGCCGGTTTATGAGGAGAAGAAGTATCCTCTCGGTCTCACCAAGGAGCAGTACGAGGCCCTGATTGTGGCGGTGCTTGTTGCTCTGGTCTTCTATCCCGAGGTTCAGGCGAAGCTTGCTGCTTACGTCCCCAATTTCATGTCAAAGGATGGATCTAGGAGCATGGTAGGTCTCGCTACCAGCGGTCTGATTGTGGCTGCTGGTTTCTATCTTGGGCGTCGTTACCTCGTCAAGTAATTAAAGAAATAAATTGAATAATAAATACCTCTCTGTTAGCTCAGTAGGTAGTAGCGCAAGACTGTTAATCTTGAGGTCGTCGGTTCGAGCCCGACACAGAGAGAAATTACTTTTTCACAATTGTTTTATCAATAATTTTGAAGAAGAAACCACCTGATGCCAGGATGATAGGGATGGGTCCAAACATAAAGACGGTAGGAGCAACCGCGAGTGCCACCTTCATCTTCTGAACTAAAGAAAGTTCCTCCATATATAGTAATGTACGGATATTCTGTCTGGCTTGTGCCATTGAATCGTCGTCTTCTAACCAAGGTCTACAAGTTCAGACATATCCCTCATATCACGATATCGACCAACCATGAAGACCTCCCAGATCCCGTCAATCTCGGTAAACTTTATGACATAGTGGATTTCAAGCCCTATGGTATTATTGGAAAGCAGTACGCATTTGACCCCTTACACGCGACTGGATGGGAATGTACGGTCGAAGATCTTTTTATTCAGCACACACCTCACATGAGTCATGTATATTCATTTTATCCACATGAAAAGGTATTGCCGGTCTATCCCACGCCACAAAGATTGATCGCCGAGGTCTGTGTCGCCGATACGAGATCATCCAATTGGGAGGAATGGAAGATAATTAAAGAAAAACTTCCAAGATAAAGTACAATGGCTTTTTTACCTTTTCTTAGGCACGGCGATCTTTACGATCTTCTGGACACGACGTCCAAGGTTCTGAATGAGCTTCCAAATCTAGAGAAGCAGTTTAATACTAAAATGGCTGACAGATATCTATACAAGCGCACCCAGACCACGGATGATGGTTTCGAAATTGAGATGCATCTCCCCGGTGTGGGCAAGGACAACATTCACGTCACGATTTCGTCAGATGATCACGAGGTGACGGTGGCTTACGGAGAGAACCGAAGTGCCTCATTCGATTTGCCCAGTTACGTGGATGTATCGGATGAGGGTTACAAGGCGAGTTACATCGATGGTGTTCTTCGATTGTTCTTCAAGATGCGAACGTCCGACAAGAAGCGTCGCGAGATCAAGCTTGATTAAACAAATATAGTACCACCAAGTCCGCCCTGGCAGCGGAAGACATTAAAGTTTACCGCGTAGAGTCTTGCTTTACGCGATATGCTATTATTTACCAGAGTTAGTTCAAAAATCTGGCTTGAAATGCGACTCATGTTTACGGTTCCAGAGGGAAATGAACCCGTGTCACTTCCTACATTAAATATATTCACCTTGTAACTTGGTGTTTGAACGTAGTACTCATAAGGTTGAATGGCTCTCATGGTCATTTGATCCAAGTTGAAATAAACTTGACCATTCAAGAACAATCTCCATCGGGTCACTTGATCGTTGGAGTAACTCGAGTAGTTTGCGGGATTAACCGCCGAACTGTAATCAAAAACACCTTTGGTTCCAGAATCATTTTGTACGACCAGAATGAACTCCTTGACTGGATTTTCGAATGGTGTTTTAAAACGGATTTGATTGAGATCGCCCAAAGTGACTCTGGCGAGTTGTGTTTGTTTTATAATATAATCCAGTTGTTTGCCAAGGAAGAACTGTCTGTGTTCTTCGTTTAAATATATAGCCTGTATGTCCAATACGACATTTGGGATTGCAGCTATTCCAATTTCGGCTTGTGTTCTCAGTGTTATATTTACCTCTATAGTGTGTCTATTAAGTGCAAGAAGGGGGAATGCGTTTTCGTAACCTTTTCCAAAAAAAGGAATCTCTACTAGAAATTGATTACTAATAGTAGTTGTACCATAACTTGTTGGCGTCACCGTACGTTTAAGAATAGAGTCATTGCTATTTCGTGTTCGCTGTGTGTCCGTAAGGTCCGATATTACAGCCATGTATTCACCCGTCAAACTCACAATAGTCTGTCCACCAACTAACAGGTCGGCTCTTTCTACAAAAACATGCCCCGCATCCTGTGGAACTGTTTGTGATTCTAGGAATGTGAAGTTTAGAACGAAACTGGTGATGATATCACATGTATCATTATCTATAGTACATCGTGATGTTCCTCCAAAACGAATATCCGAGTCAAATGCCAGGCGTAGGTTCTCGGTCGTGTACCCGGATCGCTTTGTAAAAACTTTTTGATAGAAACTTTTTTGTGGATCTCCGGTTAGAAAAGTATCTTGGTATCCTGTGACGGCAAGCCGCATTCTAATATGATGTGTTAAAAAAAGATTTCAAAAAATACGTGTAGACTAGTAGATATGAATGTTCAGCTCAAAAAATTCAATCCCGCTTCAATGGGTGACGACAAAGTCTGTGTGTTCATTGGAAAGCGCGGGACAGGAAAATCGACGTTGGTGACAGATATCCTATATCACAAAAAGCATCTCCCAGCAGGCGTAGTTATGTCTGCGACCGAAGAGGGCAATCACTGGTATCAGCAGTTCATTCCGGACCTGTTCATCTATGGGGAATATGACAAGGACATTATTGAGAGGGTGATTGACAGGCAGCGAAAGATGGTGAACCTCAAGCCTCCGCCGGGAAAGACGGAGCTGACTTCGCGGGACATTGGTGCATTCATCCTCATGGACGACTGTATGTACGACCGCAAGTTCCTCAAGGACGCGTGCATCCGCCAGTGTTTCATGAACGGACGCCACTGGAAGATATTTTTCATGCTGACGATGCAGTACTGCATGGACCTGAGTCCCGACCTCCGCGCCAACGTGGACTACGTATTCATCGCCCGCGAGAACGTCATCCAGAATCGCGAAAAGTTGTACAAGTCCTTCTTTGGAATCTTTCCCAACTTTGACATGTTCAATCAGGTGATGACTGCGTGTACGGAGAACTATGAAGTTCTGGTATTGGACAACACCAGCAAGTCCAATCGGATTGAGGACTGTGTCTTCTGGTACAAGGCCAAGATCCACACGAACTTTAGGGTCGGCTCATCTCAGTTTTGGAATCTCCACCAGAAGACATACAAAAAGGCCGGAGGAGCCACCAAGCCCGGTCAGGATCCCAATGAAGTCAAACGAACTAGGAACGCCCAAACCCTACAAGTGAAGAAGTTGAAATAATTATTCAGGAAGAAAAACAATACCCGATTAGGTAATTACAAAAATGGAGCAGAAAGCAATTGCTCTCGC